TTCAACTGGATCGTAAGCCGTCCTAAACTTCATAGTTTCACCTCCTTTCACAGGCGCCTAAACGCGGCGGGCGTGGCGTACAAAAAAAGGGCGATCTCTTGCGAGATCGTCCTTTTTCTGATACGCTCTTTATTAGATTATCATTTAGTGGGGGCGTTGTCAAGATCCTGCACATAATCTATGGCGCGACCAACCAGTACAGGAACGCGGGATTCGTCAGAACTTTCAATATAGTAACGGCCATCAGAATCGCCAAGGTTACCGACATAATGAAGACTGAAATCTTCAGGATAGCTGTTAATAAGTGTCTTATCATCGTTAACTAAACCTTCGAAAGCTCGCAAGGCGAGCATGTCATTGTGGTAAACCTGTGGAGGGCTGAACTGTTCAGCCTTACAGTCATAAATGGAATAGAGTCTCAGCGGAACCATCTCCTTTTCTTAATGCGATTAAATACCTACGAATCATGAGATATAGCGTAGCTGATATGACATAATAGTCATTATCAAGGCGAATAACTCTAGAATCATCAGGCTTCAAGCGGTAAGCGGCATATTTGCTTCCGCGAAAAGAGTAATTAAAAAGAATATTACGACTATTACAGAATTTTTCAACGGCTTCAAGTTCGCGAATAAGCATCACCTCGTTTCTGACTTAATGATAACACAATCACAATACCTTGTCAAGTTTCCTGCCAAGAAAATGTTTATATTTACCTTCTTGAACACGACAACGATCAACAAGGCGCTCGAAAGTATTATTCTCCAAGTTATGCAGCATCTTCTCGATGCGGTTACTACGAATATACTCCATCCAGTGAGGATGCGTTTCATCGAATTTCTTATCGTAATAACGAGGAGGACGCATCTTCTTACCATTGATGACAACGAAGTCATTAGCATAACACTCTTCACCATGCTCTTCAAGCCATTTTCCGCCTATACCGGGACGATTGGATGCCAGCATGAACTCAGGCGTACGGCCATTATAATGAGCCGAAGCTTTACTTCCAGTCTGCTTTTTCACTATGTAGCGCGCGACATAAGCAGCAGCGTCGAAACTAAAGTCACCAATAAGATGCATACCGTATTTCCAGATTTTCGAAAACCGAGCAGAAGTATAAGTATTATAACCGTCTGAACGGAATCGAAAAACTTTGTCATCGAAATCAATATTAAACAATATATAATGATAATGGGGACGGCCATGAAGTTCACCATATTCACCACAGCCGAGGAAGCGAATACCACTGCCATACTCACGGCGAAGATTTTTCATGAACGTTTGATGAAATTTCTTGCTTAAGCTTCTGTCAGACGGAAGATGATAATCGTCGAAGGTACAAGTGACGAAATAAGCTGAGGACGAAGTACGGGCTTCGTGAACAGCTCTGACAGCCCATTGACGAGAATTTTCGAGCCGACAGCCGATACACTGCTTGCAGGAACAACGAATAAAACGGTTATCATTAGCAAGTTCAGGGTGGGAAGCAAGACTGCCGTAGAAACTATAATGCTGTTTTCCGTTTTTCGTGATTGCTCCCTCGACTGGGAGCATAAGAATAGGATTATAACAAACCATATTGATCACCTGTACCGATTGTATCAGGATTAGGTCAGAATGTCAAATCCTAAATCCACCTCGTCCTACTCTTTTGAAATTTCTCCGACGAGATTTGGAGGTGCGCCGAAAAAGACGGCGAGAACCACGCTTAGATAATTTTCGGCGTCTCATTTAGCGTCCCTCCAAGAACCGAAAAAACGGCTAGTTTTTTTAGAATCAGTCTTATTAGAAACCGGCTCAACAAGTTTGTCAACATCGTGCGAAAAGTCGGACGCAACTTTACTGACAAGCTGAGTAGACGCAGTAGAACGACCTTTCAGAGCTTCAATCAGGTCCACAACTTCCTGAATGAAGGGGACGACAACAGTGACGATGAAGGTCAGAATCATAGTAGTTTTATTCGACATATACAACACTCCTTTACTTGAATATATAACCAATGCCACGAAGAATATGACCAAGGCCTGAATTGCCAACGCCTAATGAATCATAGAAATCAGCTTCCTGCTTCGAAAGACGGGCATTTTGGGCCGCGAAGCCCGCGGCAGAATTAGACTGATTAGCTGAAGCTATATTGGAAATTATGCCAGAGCTGAGGTAAGAACCTTGAAGCCGGAGATTCTGGAGTTCCTGATCCATGCGCTGAAGCTCATAGCCTAGACGTTTCTCATAAGTCTGCTCAGCTAAATTTAAATTGTTGGCCTTAATGCCGTTATCCAGAACTATTCCATGGGTCGCCTGACGCGTAGAATCGGCTTCTGCGACGTTTTTATCGATTTGAGACAAGGAAAGATGCTCGGCATTCTTGGCCTGACGTTCAGCGGCACTGGCACTGCGAGCAGAGTTCATATTGGCACCTATGTCAGACATGCCAATGGTGCCTGCAGAAGCTCCTGCTATAGAGCCGCCTATGCCATTGGTGGCAGCAAGAATGGGATTCAAACCAGCGGCACGCATATCATCAACAGCCCACTGATAACGATGCTTATAGTTCTCAACATTAAGTTCGTTCTGTAAGCGAATAGCTTCCTCGTTATACTTGGATTGAACTTCAGACGAGCCTAAGCTGCCAAGCACAGAACCAGCTATATTGCCTAGAGTATTAGACAACCAAGACATAACATCAGCTCCTTCTAGAAGTGGTCTACAAGACCAGGAGTACCGAACATAGGCATAGGACGAACTGTGGTATATCTGAAGCCTATGTCGAGCAAGAATTCAGGCTCATCTTGAACCGCGACAATGCGCTTAATAGGCGGGTTCTCCGTAATGAATTCCTCATTGAGAGTAGGAGCATTACTGAAGAACTGGGACAGGTGCCAGACGTCGAGATTACCACCAGTTACAGCGCTACGGAACTTACCTGTAATCTGCGAAGGCTTATAACGATATTCAGCATAACGCTCCTGATATCCGAAGACAGTAGTATCAGCATTAGTACCTTGGGCATAGATCTCACGAAGTTCAATAGCCTGTTCACCAAGATGGGCGAACGTTGGCCAATAGAAATCGTATACCGTAGAACGAAGCCACATCTTATTAATGCCCTGCTGATAAGTAAGGTCGGCACGGGCACAGACGAAACCTATAATATAGCCATGTTCGACGAAAGACTTAGTGAATCCATGGAAATTGGACGCAGTAACGCCATAAGCGGAGAGATTGCCTTGAGGAGAGGTGTCGTCAGTTGCGGAAGTCTGAGCTATTGGATTGACCATAACCATCTTAGTGAAGGAGCCTAGAAATTCCGGACGCTGAAGACGAGCGTCCGGAGAAACGACGCCGAAGAAAGAGCGAAGCACTTCAGTGTACCGACTACCACCGCGAGCAAGGCGCTCATAGAACTTCTGCATCTGAAAAGCAGTGCGAAGGCCGTTGATAGTGATAGCGGAAACATCAGAAAGATCAGCATACACAGAGCCTGAAGCCACATTAGCAGGGTTGGTATCCCAGGTCATGGCAGCGAACTGAGTGCTGGAAGCACCATCACGGGCGACATATATGCCAGGCGCATGAGGAGCAGGCTGAGTATTAGTTGTGGCCATAATAGGTGCGTTACCAGTTAATGAAATGTCAACACCAGGACCTTTCAGTGTCCAAGGTAGAGCGGAGGTAAAGTAATCATGGCGCTTGCCACGAGGGGGGCAGGCTAAGCCGGGAACAATATTGGTACCTGACGTGAAAACCCAAGCAGGCTGATCGGAAGCGCGAGAAGAATCCAATACTTCATTGGTATCGCCTTTCTGGATCTTGACGGATTTCTGGAGATTTTCATCTCGGAACCATTCGTTCCAAATGAGGTAGACAGCGCGGAATGGAAGAGCGTTAATACCGGACAAGTTGCCAGCCGTATTCACGGGCAAGCCGAAATAGTCCCATAGTGAACCTACGTAACCATTTTCAGAGTTATTAGCAGCAGTAACAGTAGGGATGACATAATCAGTGCTATCATCAGGGTCTTCCTGTTCGAAGCAGAAATTCTGCCAGTGGTCCCAGACAAGGCGGTTTGGGACAAAAAAGAAGAACCAGTCCAGATATATATTATCCATGATAGGCTTAATAGGAGTAGCCAGTCGAGCGAAGTAATTGACAGACATCCTAGTGGTATCGCCAGGCAACACCTCGTCAACGAATACAGGTATAAGCTTGCCTGAATTGAAAGTTGTCTTATAGACGTGAGAACGGTCGAACTTAGTTCGACGCATATACATTGCAGGAGCATCGCTGAAGCGATGACCTCTAACTCTAATTTTTCGAGCCAATTTTTCACCTTCTTCGAAGTGTAAACCTAAGAATTATCCTGAAGAAAATCATTCTTAGGTTCTAGTTTATTTTTGCGTCACCTACGCCAGTTACATCAAGTAAGTAACTGGCTTCGGTGACGCCTATTTTGGTGTTTCTGATTGATTTTCAGTTAAAGTGTTATCTTTTTCTTGTGTAATTCCTGTACTAGCGAACGATTGATGTTCGACGGTAGACTCGTTGCTACCATATAAACCTTCTCGTTGGAGATAATCGAGAGTTTCAGGGTTATTTAATCGGCTGATGAAATTCATAGGGTCGTGACCGAATTTAGCTCGAACATAAGCGGGCAAGCTGTAGAATTCTTCACGAACTCCGGAAACAAGTTCTAGAGCCGTGCTGTAGTCGCCAGGGAGCGTTGCATCTCCGAACTGCAAGTAAGCGTACTGCGAGCTATCGCCGAGATCCAGAGTAGCTATACCTTTCTGACCATCGGCATACTTATTGACGATGTAGTTAATATCAGTTTCATCTTTTTCGTCCTGAACAGTAAGGGAGGGCATGGTGAATTCAATACCACAGTGGTCATGGGTTTCAACTGGATCGTAAGCCGTCCTAAACTTCATAGTTTCACCTCCTTTCACAGGCGCCTAAACGCGGCGGGCGTGGCGTACAAAAAAAG